CACCCCACCGGCGCAGATCAGCCGCAACGGGGCGGCGCCGTCGTTGTTGATCGCCCGTTTGTGAAGCCGCGCGCGAAAACCCGAGTCCCAAAATTGCGAAAACTTAGCGCGCCGTTTATCTTGAAGGGCTCAATAATTTTTTGATTGCCTCTACCCTGTTCCGAGGGCAGAGGCAATCAAAGACCGCCACACCAGAACATCAACTCACCCACTCCGTCCTACATCCCCCCTACCAGTTCCGAATAATCAATTCAGTCCGCTGTGCACCCTTCCCAGCGCCGCCGACGGTGTAGTTTATCCCGACGGTCTCCATCGGCAAACCCTTAAATACGTCTCTGATGTCAGGATGGTCGTTGATACTGAGGATGGCCCGGCCCTTGATCTCCCCCAACATGGCGGACATCGCTAGGTATTGGTCGAAGTTAAATCCGACCCCGTATCCTTCGGTTTGCCAATAGGGCGGATCGAGGTAGAAAAAGGTCTCTTTCCGATCGTACTTGGTGATGCAGGCTTGCCAGTCAAGATGCTCGACATAAACCCTGGAGAGTCGCAGGTGGGCTTGACTGAGGTCTTCTTCAATGCGGGTGAGGTTGAGGCGGGGTGGGCTGGTGGCGGCGATGCCGAAGACTCGGCCGTCGACTTTTCCACCAAAACTCATTTTCTGTAAATAGTAAAACCTTGCGGCTTTTTGAATATCGGTCAGTGTCTCGTCAGGGGTTATTTTCAACCATCGGTAGATCTAGCGGCTGACCAAGGCGTGCTTGAACTGCCGGCAGAATTCCTCGAGGTGATACTGAACCACCCGGTAGAGGTTGACCAGGTCGCCGTTGATGTCGTTGAGCACTTCCACTCTTGCCGGTGGCTTCATAAAGAAGAGCGCGGCCGCGCCGCAAAAGGGCTCAACGTAGCAGGTGTGTTTTGGAAACAGGGGCAGCAGGTGTTTTGCCAGGCGGCGCTTACCGCCGATCCAGGGGATAATTGGTCTGTGCATGGTGAGCTCCTTGTCAAAAGTGTTTTGACGCGCTAAACTCGCCCCACCTCGTACGGGGTGGGGGAGCCTTGGCTGGGCTCACAGGCTGATTCTGTGATCTCGGTGCCCGGACCGTGGTTGCCGCCACTGCCCGGGCGCTCCCTCTTCTTTTTATGGCGTTGTTTTCTTCCAGTCAGCAGCGCCCCCCCCTACCGCGACAGCGGTATACTCTGCCAGTCCAGTGGTATCAATAAATCGCTGCCCAACGAACTTAGCAGAGGTGGTGGGTGCTGCCACACCGTAGGTAATGTCTGCCCAGGCCCCCTGATCCTTCATTTTTATTCCGTTCAGCCGGCAACCAGATAACCGTGCAACAGTAGTCGTGCCAGCCGTTTTTAGAATCTCCGCTTCGGTAATCCCATAAAACTCAGAATTCTCGACAGTTATTTCCGCCAGAGAGCCATATGGGGAGTTAATCACCTCGTCATAATTTTCCGCATAAAGGCGAAAGAATCGGAATTTTTTATTTCCGGTGGTGGTCAAGTAGGCTACTCGTTGGGCCGTTCCTGGCGCGGCGCCGACCGCCCTAAGCTGGACGTTGGAAACAGTTAAATCCGAGAGGGCATCAAGCGGTGTGCCACCAAAAAAAGTCTTGGCCGTGCCTGGTTCGGAGACATCAATATTTTCCATGGTCATGTTGGATATGGACGAGGAACCCGAAAAGAATATTGCGCGAAAAAAATAATCTCGGATGGTCATGTTCCGTATATGCAGACCGTTACAATAAAATTCACCAGAAACAACATAGGAACCGCCGTCGGAAGATCCAGACAGGACGAGATCCTGAGACAAATTAACGGCATTTCCTAAAGCATACATTCCCGCTTGCCCAGCGCCCGTGGTTACAACCGATTCTCGTGCTGCATCGCAGGCATACCGGCCGTCAAATGAACAACCCTTAGCTGACAACACTAGATATCCGATCAAAATTTCATCAAATGTGTTTCCGAAAAACTCCATATCCTCTACGCCGTCGCACTCCATCCCGATCCCGGCATAGGTATACGTGCCATTGGCAATATTGGTGAGGTTGCGGGCGCGGTTTCCGTAAACCTGACCTCCGATAGATCCTGCGAAAGAGTAGGCCATTGTTCCAACATTGTTCCCGTCGACAAAATTACCTGAAATCTTTATATCATCACAATTGTCGGCGGTGATCCCGACAGCATATGAATTAACAGACGTGGTGTTGCGTGTAGAGCTATTCAGAATTTGCACCCGTTGTGGCCGAGACAAGGGTAACACCGACCCATCACCGGGAAAACCACCCCTGTTATGGACAACTATGCCGCAATAGGCTGCATTCGTTACCTTGACATTATCTATGTTTAGATCGTCTCCCCTGCTGTGGAAAACTGTAAATTCACCGGAGTCATAAATACAGTCGCGATGTGTCAACCCGTTGGCCTCATACGTAGCAACGGCAGCGGCGAGGAATTTTCCCCCGGCCAGACCGGTGATGCTACCTCCCGAGGTGTTGTAAAAATAGAAAAACGGTCTAGTTGTCTGGCTAACCCCTGTTTCCCCCCGGCCACCATCTAACGATACGTGACCATGACCGACGATGGACACCTCTCCGCCCGAAAATGCAAACAGCCCCTTGCCCCCCGTAAAAAGGTCATTGTAGTTCAGGGTGAACGAAGGGAGCCGATCCAAAAGCAGTCCCGAAATATCAAGGGTTACATTCTTGCCAGTTAAGGCTACGGGCGTCTTGAGGGCAAAGTCTCCATCTGGGACCAGCACACTTCCGTTGGCGATAACATCCGTAATCGCCGCTTGGATAGCAGGCCCATCATCAGCAACCCCATCACCGACAGCCCCGAACCAGCGCACGTTAATCGGCCCGCTCCATTTCCATAGCCACGCAGCAGATCCATCCCCTCCATCCGGGACAACGATCGACCCGCCGTTGTCCACGTAGGTCCCGGGGGCTGCTCCGCTGACCCCATACCGCACAGGCCCACCACCACCATCTCCGGGCGAATAGTAGCCCATAGGCTGTACTGCCATCGATCCGCTGGGGGTGAGAGCCCGCAGATCAGCAATCGTAGACACCTTGACAATCAGGGCCCGCTTCAACTGCCCCTGCGCCCCCTTGGCCGGGGTCTGTCCGCTCGCCTCGACGATCCCGACCAACTCCTCCTGGATGTCATTGAGCCATGCGGCGCCGAGGACGGTGGCCGGTTCGGCCAGGGCCTGATTTCCCTCCGTGAATTTGTTGTCGACGGTGGCCCCTTCGGTGTCGACCCGTCCGAGAGCCAGGGCGACCTGGGGGATGGTCAGCAGGAAAACCAACAGGACGATTAAACGTTTCAACATGAGATCTACCTCCAAAAGAAATTTAGGCCCCGTAGGCGAAGACCACTTCGGTGTGGGCCGGTTTCATGCGATCGATGGCGCATTCCAGGACGATGTTGTTCCACCAGCGCAGGGGCGTTCCGGCGCGGTTGATCCCGGCACGAAAGGAGGTCACCGGCTGGGCCGGGGCGTTGACCCGCCATTTGAACGGGTCGGCGTCGATCCCCTCGTCGATGGTGATGACAAATCCGAGGTGGGCGGCGAGGTCGATGAAGTACTGCCGCGACAGTCCACCCGTCGCGGCATGTTTGAGCACGGCCGCCTGCTGGCGCTGGGCGCGGATGGTGAGCTTCCCGGTGCAGGGTTCCGGCAGGCCGAGCTCCCGTTCCCAGTCGTCGAGGGTGGCGTAGCAGGTGTCGGGGTGCATCTCCTTGAGCAGCTTGTCGGCCTGCGCCTGGGCGGCATCGAGCAGAGCCCCCTCGACGGCGACATCCCCGTCAAAAACTCCTTGAATCTCCAGCGGCATCAGCAGCCGCAGAGCGTCCTCATTGCGCTCCTCAGGTAACATTGACCACCCCCGGACGGATCATCTCGTAGTTGACCGGGATGACGGCCGCAGCAGGCGCCGTCACCGATGCATCCATGGCGCCGTTGGCCAGAGCGATAGCAGACAGTTGTGTCAGATAAAGGATCTGGCCAGGGATAAACGTCGACAGATAGGCCTCGATGTCCGCCTTGATCTGCGCCACGTCGACATTAAGACCGACGGTCGACATGGTCACGTCGGTCACCAGGGGCGTCGGGGCAAAAATCAGCACCGGATCCGGAGACGCCATCCCTGCCGGGCGGCGGGGATCGATGTAGGCCAGGACGGCATCGAGGAGCACCTGTGTCGGAATCTCGTCGCCGGTGAGCACCGCGTCGGCCAGCACCACCACGTCCACCGTGCCGTTGCCGCGAGCCCGGGGATAGCTCCAGGCCAGGCGCACACCTTCGACGGCCCGCGCCCACTGCACATAATCGTATTGATTGCCCCCCGCCGGCGGGTTGCGCCGTTTGGTCTGATATCGCTCCAGGAGCGCCGCGTCGGTCTCGCCGGCCAGTCGGACGATGCCGACATCCTGGCAGTGGTGCTCGAGGTGCTCGGTATCGGACGTGTCAGCGAAAATCTGCCTGTATATATATTGCTGATGCTGATAGATCCCCCAAACCGCCGACGCCGTGCAGGCGCTCTTGATGAAGACCAGCGATCCGGGGCTGAGATCAACGCCCGGGAACTGGTTCGCGTAATCGACCAGCAGCCCCGCCAGCAGTTCGTCGAAACTTTTTTGCCACTGCATCAGACCACCTCCACAAAATGCTCAAATTCCACCAGGCTGCCGTCCGCCTGGGTCACGGCCAGCGACAGCCTCATGCGGTTCAAATCCCGGGTCCGATCGCGCTCGGCAGCCACCTCGATCTTGCGGGCGCGGCCGGTATCGAGCAGCCACTGCAGCGCCTCGAGGGCGTAGCTTTCAACCAGGGCTTCGGCCCGTGCGGTGTTCTTCTTCGGCAGCGGCCGCATGCCGAATGCCGGGTTGAACCACCAGCTTCCCCGGCGGATCAGCAGCGACAACAGCACGTTGTTGCGGATGTCCGTGGCCTTGGTCCAGGTCATGGTCGGGGCGCCGTCGATCATGTCAATTCGAAAATCCATGGGCTCCTTACTGCTGCGGGGTCGGGGTGCCGGTCACGCCGCCCGAATCGCCGGGATGCGTGTGCCCGTTATAGATTCCCCGATCGGCGGCGATGCTGCGGACGCTGTCGGATACGTTACCGAGTGTGCTCTCGATGTCTCCCGGGGTGCTGATCTTGCCTCCGGAGGCGCCGAACGTCCCCAGGCAGCTGACCCCGCCGGCTACGGCCAGGTTCCCCGTACAGGTCGTCAGGGGCGTGTCGAGCAGAACCTGGACGGTGGCCACCGCCGTCACTTGCGGGCTGGTGACCGTCACGCTCTCGCTGGCGTTCACGGCACAGCGGGCGGTATTGGCTATCACGTCCTGGGCCGCGTCGACCGTCACTTTGTCGGCGCCGTAGATGTGCAGGTGCTTATTCCTTTTGAGATGCACCGCCATCCCCTGGTCGTCATAGAGGGCTACCTCTCCCTCGTCCAGGGCGATCCGGTACCGGCGGTCATCCTCGGCCACAACGTAAAAACAGTTCCCCTCCCGAATCACGATCGCTTCGGCGCCGGGAAGCGCCCGGCTGGTGAATCCGTAATGCTGAAAAATCTCCCGGTCGAACAGCTGCTCGCCGGCGACTCCCCGCAGGCTGATCCGCTTGATCGCCCCCTCGACGACGCTCTCGATTATCCCCCGTAGCACCTTCCTCATGCGATCACCCCCGGCAGGCCGAGACGCACCTCGGTGCTGCGGCCGCTCTGTTTGTCCAGCTCGAAGGACCGGCCGGTGATGAGAAAAATGCCGTTGGCCGCCGGGCGAAGGATTTCATCGTGCACCCGACAGAGACGATTGATCCGCCAGTTTTTCCCCTCCTGGGCATGCCCCTGCACGCGGTAGGAAAACTGCAGGGAGGCCATGCGCTGTTTTTCCAACAGCATCCGGGCATGCTGGGCCGGGCTCTGGGTGTCGTTGTCGTTTTGGAACACCCCCGGCTTGAAGATCACCATCTCGGGATCGTTGACCGTCGCCGCCGTGTTGATCTCGTCGGCGCCGATCGCATCGCTCCCCTGCTGCTGCCCCAGGACCGTAATCTGCGAATAGCGCTGCGAGATGTCCCGGGTGCGCCCTCCGGAAAGGATGGTGTTACCCTGGCCGCTACGGAGGCGCAGCAGCCGAAAATCCTCGGCGCCGCCGGCCTTCGGACGGCCGAAAACCATGGTGCCGTCCGGCAGAGCGAAGAACATCACCCCCCGGGAGACGGCCGCCTCGCGCAACGTCTCAAAGACCGTGCGGGTGGCGTCGAGGTGGGTCTTTTGCCCGAGGTCGAAGGCCTCCTCCGTGGTGCGCTCGGCGGCGGATCCGGCCAGCCCCGCCTGATAGACGAGGCGCTTGCGGTTGAGATAGGGGATGGTCTTGATCAGGCGCTCGGCCAGGGCCTGCAGCGTCACGGATTGCAGGTCGGCAAACTCCCCCTCGATGTAGCTGTCGACCAGCAGACCCATCAAATCGCGCCCCTCGATGCTGACGCTGTTGCCGTTTTTGTCGCCGGTCTCGGCGACCTTGTCGATGATCCCGGTCATCTCCAGCGTGCCGTTGACGCGCAGCTCGCAGGGCATCCCCGGGTTGATCTCCATCCCCGGATCGGCCGTCTCGAGACTGAAGGCGTCGGCGGCCTGGTACAGGTCCGAATCGACCCGGTAGGACAAAAAGCGGTCAATCCGGCGGCCGCCGAGGTGGAGGGACAGCGTGGACTCAGACATAGACCTGCACCTCCCCGCGGACGAACGACGGATGCACGATTGCCGAGTTGATGGCCAGGATGCGGGCGGCGTAGCGGTAGGAGAGCCCCTGGTGCAGGCAGAGCAGGTGCAGCGGCATCGGGTTGTCGAGCAGGATGGTTGTGAGGCGATCCCGTTCCAGTTTGACCTGGCTTACGTGCTCGAGGAGTTGCCGGGCTGCGGCCTTGAGACTCTCCATGCCGCGGGCCAGGTCGATAGCCTCCTGCAGCGCCGTCCGCACGTCGGCCAGGCTCCGCTCCAGGTCGATGGCGGTCATGACCTGGTCGCCTGCCGGCGCGGCGATAAACCGGCCGCTGGCGTCGAAAGCCGGAGTCTGCTCCGACCGCCGCAGGGCGTCGCGGGCCTCTTCGTCGCCGCGGTAGAGATCGGCGGCCTCCAACGCCAGGCGCTGCGTTCCGGCGATGAGGGCGATGTCGGTGTAATCGTCGTTGAGAGCGCTGAAATCCGGCAACCCCGCGCGGTAGGCGGAGAGAAACCGCGCCGGCGAGCTGCGCAGCGAAACCAGCCCCAGGGCGTAACGCTCGGCGGCCCGGGCCGCGCTGCCGACCACACGCCCCGGAAGGTTTGCGCCGTAGGCGGCGGTCGAAACCAGAGTGCTGGCGGGGTTGACGACCAGCGTTCCGGAGGCGTCCCAGGCATTAACCGCCGCCTCGACGTCCTTGATCCATTTGCGCACCTCGGGCGAAAGGCCAGGAAACTGGTCGATAATAGCCATTGACGGGTCCACAGGCCGTTTGAACAAGTCGGCCGCCGTGGTTTCCCCCAGCTCGGCACTCGCCGAGGTGCGGAGTTTATCCTGCAACTCGGCCTGTCCGGAGAGAAACGACTCCTCTCCGGCGGCTTTTACGTCTGGATAGACGGCCGTGCTCTCCTGGCTGGAGAGATCCTGGACAAAATCAATATCGACTTCGGCCAGTTCCTGGCGGTCGTCGTGACGCACCGAAACGGAGCGGATCCGCCCCTTGAGGAGGCCGTACTTGGGATGGGTCAGAGCAAAGAGGGCGCGCTGCTTGAGGTGATCGAGAAACTCAAAATGTTTTTGATATGTCTCCTCCCACCAGTAGCAGCGCAGTCGGAGTGACCGGGCCTTCTGCCCGAGATCGTCGGTCCCGGCGCCGTCACGGTACGGGTAGTCGTAGACCGCAACGGCCTTTTCGAAACTGTCGTCGAGGGTTTCGACATCGAGGGGAAACTCGTCGAGGGTGGCGGCAAAGCGGTCCATTTAGAATTCCCCCCGTTTAACATTCACCTTGGTGTTGAGATCGTTGCTGTACGCGGCCAGGCGGTTCTGCTCGTCGATCGACAGCCCGATGCTGATGTCGTTTTGCACGGGCGTTGTCCGGTCGTTTCGTCCGGAAAGCACCTCGTCGATGAGCTTGACCTGGTAGGAATCGGGACCGCCGCCCATCACCATGTGCTGCATGCGCAGCTGCTCCAGACCTGCGGTCGACGTGCCGTTGGCCTGTTTCTCCGCCAGCCATGATCCGACGGCCCGGGAAGCGGCGCCGACGGAGACGGCCAGAAACGCCGGAAGGAGAGCGACGCCGCCGGCAATAAGCGCCCCCTTCGTCGTCAGCCCGGCAGCGGAAAGGACCTTGCCGGCGGCCCGACCGGCCGCCTGATCGGCGACCATCGACGCCGCGCCCAACGTCGCCGGCCAGTTGGTGACAAAGATCGGCTGCACGCCGGTGGCCGCTTCGATCGCCTTACCTTCGGCGATCCCTCCGACGACCGAGCCGCCCCGCGACAAGAGACGTTTAGCCAAGGTGCCTCCGTAACGGGCGACCAGCGCCGTACCTCCGGCGATGGCAAGGCCGCCGCCGAGGAGTTGCTTCCCGGAGAGGCCGAGGCCGCCGTCCTCTTTTTTGTCGAGCAGGTACTTGGACGTTTTGCTCAGGGCGTCCGTGATCGGTTTGGCAAACCCGTCGGCGGCTTCGCGCAGCGTGTTCTTCATGCGCCCGGTCTGGTCGATCAAGTTGTCAGTGGCAGCGCCGAAATCACGTTTCAAGGTGCCGCCGGCGGCTTCAATTACCGCCGAAAACTCCCCGATTTTGTCGAGATTCGACCCCGCCAACAGCGCCCGAATCCCCTTGATGGTGTCGAGATCGGCCTCGCCGAAGGCCTTCTGAACATAGAGCGCACGCTCCTTGTCGGTGGCGAGCTTGTCGTACTGGGTTTTGATGTCCTGGAGCACCGCCACGGCGTCGCGGCGCTCGCCCTTGGCATCGAAGAACTTGACTCCCGTCGCCTTCTGGGCATTGGCCATATAGCGCAGGTTGGTGAAAAGCCTCAGGGTCGAGTCGGCCATGGTGGCCAGGCGCTCGGGGTTGCGCTCGACCATGGAGAGCGTCTCGAGAAACGCCAGGGTCTTGTCGAAGTCCATCCCGGCGGCCGAGGCGTTGACGCCGACCCGGGCGAAGATCGAGGCGAGATTTTCCAGCTCGGCATTACCGAGACGACCGGCGGCCGTCATCTTGTCGAGCAGTTCGAGCGCCTTCCCGGGCTTCTCCAGGTCAATGTTGTAGGCGGCGGCGCCGACCGTGAGACCGCCGGCAAGTGTCCCGCTGTCGGCGCCGGTCACGCCCGAGGCGATGTTGATCGCCCGGGTTGATTCCAGCGAGGCCTTCCACGACTGGCCGGCCTGGATCAGATTGTTGAAGCCGTCCTTGAGGCCCTCGACCTGGGCGCCGCCTTCCTTGCCCATGCCGAAGAGCTCTTTGCGCAACCCGGCGACCTGGCCCTTGCTCGCTCCGGCCGTCTGGCCGATCTGGGTCAGCTCCTTGTCGAGCAGGGCCGACTGCTTGGTGAGCGCCACGGCGCCGACCGAAAGACCGATGCCGGCCAGAGTCCCCTGCAGCGACCCGGCGGCGCGGCGCAGCGCGGCGAACTCACCCTTGACGGTGCGGCCGAACTTGCGGATGCCGCCACCGGCCGTGTCGAGCTCACGCAGCAGCTTTCCGGCTTTACCGATCAATTCGATGGAGACGACGTTTCTGCTCATCGGGTCACTTCTTCCGCCTGATCTTGGTGGTTTTGGGGTTGTCCGCCTTGCCGTTCAGATCTTTCCAGGCTTCAAGCCACAGCATCGCTTCCGGCGGGTCCATCTCCTGGGCTACCTCCCAGGGGATGCGCAGCTTCAGGAGCGCCAGGATCAGCTTTCGCTGATGGTGCGCCTCGAAATCGGGCGATTTCCTCTTTCAACCTCAGATCGGCTTCGAGGATTTCCGTCAAATCATCGTCCAAAAGCTCGAGCATGAAATCGAGGGTCATCTCCTCGCGGGGCACCCCGTCGATATCGAGCCGGGCGGCAAACGAAATCAGACCGAGCAGGTTGTCATCACCCTCGGCGCGGGGCATATCCGGAGAGCGCCGGGCGAAAAGCGAATCTTTCACCCGCATGGGGCGCAGGGTGTAACTCCGGCGCAATGTCCCTCCGGAGACGACGCCGATCGGCAGAATTCCACTTTTCATCGGTATTTCGACCATCGTTCAAACCTCCCTTGAAATCGCCCCCTCCCCCGCTTTCAGTTCGCAGGGGAGGAGGACAGTGTTATTCCGCAGCCCGTTTCTGGGCCCCGAATTCGATGGTCTGCACCAGCTCGTTGTCCCCGTCGATCGTCGACTCGCCGACCTTCAGGGTGCGCACCCCGCTGAAGGTAATGCGCTTGCCGTTCTCATATTCGACGCTCAACGTGCCGTCCTTCACCGCGTCGAAATCGAAGGGCTCCGAGTCGAGAGGGACCACGTAGTCGAGCTTGCACCCGGGGCGCTGGGTGACGCCGCAGTGGCCGGTTTTGTTCATGAGATTGACCTGCCGAGCAAGCTCCCGCTCGTTGTCGGTGAATTTTTTAAAATCGGTGATCTCCTGGCCGTTGATGCTCAGGGTGCAGCGGTTGATGTATTCCATGGACGATGCTCCTTATATAAGTACTGGGTGGCCGGGGTTACAGCAGCAGGTCGATGCGGCCGGCGAAAACGTGCAGGCCGTTGACGATGTCGACCGGGATCTTCGAGTCGAGGCGATTGGGGTCCTGGAGGCTCTTCTCGACGATCACGCCGTCTTTATTGGCGGCGACCTCCTCGACGATTTCCAGCTCCTCGAGCTTGTCGAGGACGTCGAGAATTTCGGTGCGCACCCGGGCCGGCGTACGGGCGGAGAGCTTCGAGCGCGGGAAGCGCAGCGCCACCCGGTCACGGCAGGCCTTGCGCACGTAGTCGAGGGTGCCGATGGTCGTGAAATCGAGGAGGCTGATGTCGGCAATCCCCTGGGGATCGAGGGTGTAAGTGGAGATGGCGCGGACGATCTGCACCTTCTCGCCCGGGCCGACCTCGAGGGGGGTGACGCCGTTGTTGAGCTCGGCCTCCTGTTCGGTGCGGCTGAGGCGGTCGGAGATGCCGGGGGCGTGAATCCCCTTGAGCGCCAGGGTGTTCCAGGGGCGGGCGGGATCTTCTTCGCCGGCGCCGACGGCGGCATAGGCGGCAGCGACGATCATGGCGGCGCTGCGGGTGCCGCGCAGGTGCGGCAGACTCACCCGGCCGCCGTTGATCTGCCCGGCCAGGGTGGTGGCGGCACCCAGTGAACCGGTCATGGCGACGACGCCGCGCCCGGGACGCTGCTCCAACGGGCCGCTGACGGCATCGAGGTGATCGCGCAAGGCGGTGAGAGCGGTCTGGTCGGTGTAGGGGATGGCGATGAAATGGTACTGGGCGCCGAAGATCACGGCAAAGGCCGCGGTGGTGTCGGGATCGGTGGCGCCGCCGACCATGGCGACGGTCACCGCCGTGACGCCGGCAGCGGAGATCTCGTGAGCGATGGTGATCTGATTGCCGGTGGTCCCCTTGTGCCGGGCGGTGATGTCGATCTGAGCCGGAGTTACACCGTTCACTGCCAGAACCGCCGGTAGATCGGCGTAGTTGGCCGCTTCGGCCACCAGGGCAGCGGCGATGGCGACGGCGGTATCACCGGTGGCGATGCCGATTTCGATCTTGCGCCCGCCGATGAAAAGCTTGAACGACCCGGGGCCGGTGGCCGGTCCGGCAACCAGCTCGCTGCCGGCAGCCGCCACTCCGGCGACGACATCGTCGAGGGCGCAGACCGAGAGATCGAGATAGGGGTTGGCGGTGATCGCCGCGCGCACCATCAGGTGCGCATCGCTGCCGGAGCCGAAACAGGCGGCGGCTTCGGCGTCGCTGAAAACCTGGGTCGGCACCAGGGCGGCGACGCTTCCGGCGGCGAGGCGCTGGGCGACGATCAGCATCTTCTGCAAATTGGCCGGCAGGGTGCGGACGGCCAGGGCGGTGTTGAACTCCAGATACTTGCCCGGCTTGCGGATGCTGGCCGGGATGTTGTCGAACTCGATCATCAGACTTTACCTCCCTTTTTGGCCGCATCCGGAGAGGGGGCGGCGGGTTTGTCGGTCTCGACCAGCGAGCCGTCGCGAACCAGCCGCCGGTAATAGGCGGTGTCCGGCAGGTCGACAGTTTTGCCGTCGAGGATGTACTTGCGGGGTTTGCCTTCTTTGGGGACCTTGAGTCCCGGGGCGGCCTTGGCTTTCATGCAATCCTCCATTGGTTAGGGTCCTTCGAGAGTGATCTCGTCGCTGGCATCGACCACGTCGTCGCCGGCCTTGAGGTAGTAATCGAGTCCGACGGCAAGCAGGTCGGTCTCTCCCGCCTCCGGCAACGCCTCGACGATTTCGGCGACTTCGGGGAGTTCGATCTCGGCGCGGTGGCAGAGAACGTTGCCGAACATCCACTGCTCGACCTTTCCCTCGGGGAGCTGGTCCCCCTGGGTGCCGGCGATCCGTTGCCGGGTGAAATTAAGGATGATGGTGTCGGCCAGGGCGTTGATGGCCTTCTCGGTACCGGCGCTATCGTTGAGCCCGTAGTAGCCGCGGATCATGTAACGGTGGATCACCTTCCACTTGCCCATGGCGACCTTCTGCACCCGGAAGGAGCGGCGGGTGATTTCCCAGCCGAAAAGCTTCGTCGTCGTCGGGTCCTGGAAGAGATCGACGAACTCCTTGACGGTGACGGCCATCCGCTCGTAATCGTGCACCCGGCCGATGCCGGGGCCCATGGCGTCGAGGCGCGCCTTGATCGCGGCTCGTATTGTCTGGTCGCTCATTTGTCCAACTCCCGGGCGATCGTCACGCCGTGACGGTCAAAAATTCGTTGAAAATCCTGCCAGTCTTCTTTGAGCGTCTGCTCGAACATGAACGCCCCTTTGGTCCCCTTCTTGGCGATGGCGCGCCGGATGGGGAATTCAATCCTCTCGGCCTCCTCGCGGGAGACCCCCATTTTCACCTCGATCCAGCGCAGCATGCTCCCCTCGGGGGGAAACCCTTTGCCGGGGCGGCGCCCCTTCTCGACCACCAGGCCGTAGGGGGATGAGGTACCGATGATGCCGATGACCCCGGACGACCTCTGCCGAACCTCGGCCTGGATCGTCGAGAGCAGCCCTCCGGCGGCACCGCTCACCCCCTGGGGAGTCCGCTCTTTGACGGCGCGGACCCCGAACTGGGTCGCCTCGTGCATGGCGGCCACCTGGGCCTTGCGCACGATCTCGGCCGACTGCCCCGTGAGCAGCTTCCCCGTCTCAATAATCCGCGCCACCGGCTGAAACATGATTGCCCTTTCTCCCTTCTTCCCTCTTCCTGGCTTTTAGTGCGTCAACCGGGTGCGGCCACTGCGGCCGCTTCCGACCACCACCCCGGCGGCCGGGGCGGAGCCATCCTTATCGACGCCGAGGTGGGCGTTGAATCGCGCCTCGAGGGAATCGGCCATGCGGCGGAATTCGTCCATCTTGCTGCGGTAGTTCACCACGTCGGCCTGGATCGTCGGATCCGAGGTCTGCCCGTAGAGCGCCGCCAGGGTGCGCAGGCAGATCGAGGCGGCGAGGCAGGCCACGGCGTCGACGTCGCCGGGCGGGATGTCCGCCTCGAGGCGAGGTACGGTGAGAGTGACCCGCACGCTTTCGGTGGCCACAGGCGCCACATCGATCAGGCGTAGCGACAGCCCCAGGGGGGAGAGGTAGAGGGCCCACTCCCCGGCATCGAGGAGCGTCTCGGGAATCTCTCCGATCGGATACTCGATGCGGCGCACCTGGGAGAACCCCTCCACCCACTCGGCCGGCAGGGGCAGGTCATGAGTGCCGTTACCGACGAGATCCTTGACGATATCTTTCGGCCGGTGCTTGGAGTAGCGCTCCAGGGCGCCGGAGAGCGCCGGGGTATAGTCGGCGGCATCGGTGAGCCGGGCGCTGTCGTCTTTGACTTTGGCTTTGATGAGGTCAAGCAGCATGGTGTCCTCGGCATGGGGGTTGATCGTTCCGATCCGGAGCGTCGATCTGGTCCGATCGATGCGCCCGATCCGCGCGATCAAACTGGCGGGGAGGATCTCTCCCCGCCGGTTTCACGTCACGGGTAATGGTCAGTCAGTTTGTTCGTCGCAGGGTCAGCAGAACCGTCACATCTTCGACGCTGGGGGTGGTGCCGGAGACGTCGAGAACAACGGTGACCACGGCCTCGTCGGCAATTGTCGTGTCGGCGAGTGTCCCCTCGTAAACGGTGTCGGCGGCCACCATGTCGATTGGAGCCGACAGAATAGTCGTGCCGGCTTCCAGAACGTCAATGGTGTAGACCTCGTCGGTCGAGGCGTAGTCGGCGGTTTCGCAGCTACTTGAGACCCCGAGCACCTGGGCCTTGAAGGGAAGCTGCAGCCGGGCGATCACCGGTGCCGAGACGGCGGTGACTGCGCGGTTCATGGTGACCGGGACCACCTGGATGCCGGTCACCACTTCGGAGAAGTTGACTGTCGCGGCCAGGGCCGGCAGGGCAAGGACGAGCGAGATCAGGATCAGGAGAAGGGCGCCGAGGCCCCAGCGAAAAGACTTCATCTTGGTGATTCCTCCATTCAAAGAGTTTTTGATGTAGGGGTGCAGCATACTGCGCCCCTACTCGTCAATCACAACGGTCTAGCCCGCGACGATGTTCCCCTGGAACCCGCGGAAGTCACCCACGGCGCCGCCGTAGATGTGGCGGATTTTGTAGGTGAGCTTGTCGTTGGAAAACA